ACCGCCGGGATCACCTTCGTGTTGATCGCGGTCACAATTTCCGTGAGCGCCGGGATCAGAACCTGCCCGATCTTCACCTGGAGGTCTTGCCACTGCGCCGATAGGATGCGCTGCTGGTTAGCCAGTGAACCCGACGTGCGGTCGAAGTCGCCCTGAGCATCCCCCGCACCCTTGAGCATCAAGGTATAGGTGGCAGCGGCCTTCTCCTGGGCGGTGAGTTGCGCCGCGTTCGTCTTCCCGGTCTCGGCCATCGCTTCTTGCTGGACAGCCGCCGCGTTGATCGTCGGGACAAACTTTTGAAGTGCGTCATACTCGCCTCGGAACGCTGCCTGTTGAGCCTGAAGAACGTCCGTAATGTCCGCGTTGTGGAAGCTGGCGAAGTCACTGGCCAGTTCCGTCATCTTCATGGACATCTCGGCGGCGGTCTGCTTCCCCATGCCGAGCTGGGAGAACATGTTGCCGAACGCTGAGGCGGCGTTGAGAGCTTGGGCTTTCGATTGGCCGAATCCGGTAGATGCTGACGCCGCCCAATCGTTGATTGCCTTCGCGGACTCCCCAAATACCGTGTTGCTCTTCGACTGGATCTCGTTGAAGTCGCGAGCAAGGCCGATCGAACTCTTGATGGTATCGACCGCCATCCCCGCGAGTTGCCCGCCCACCTCAGCCATGAAGATGCCGCCGGCAATCTTCCCCATGTCACCGAAGGCTTTGCTTAGCTTCCCCTTCAGTCCCTCGGCGTCTTTCTCGGCTCTGTCAGTATCGAGTTCGACTTCTACGCGAACGTCATTGGCCATTCTTGCGCCTCAGTTCCGCCTCGTAGAGGTCAAGCAACGCCGTCTCGGTGAGGACACGCCGCGCATCCGCCCGGTCCAATTCTTCGGGCGTGTAATTCCACATCTGGCAGAGGTGGCGGCGGGTCATGGCAGCGGTTAACTCCTCCGGTGGGGTTACTCGTTCTCCGGTTCGTCGGTTGGTTGCGCCGGGGAATCGCGCCCATTGCTGGACTCTTGCCCTAAAGGGGCACTCGGCCCTCGCATCAAGCCCATCCACCTGTTCAGGATTTCGAGCTTCATCGGGAGCGGGATGCGCGGGAATCGCTCTACCGGCAATGGCTCACCACCGCTGGTCAGGTTCCACGACTCAATGAACGTCTCCGCGAATTTCGCCAGGGCTGAGTCGCGATCGTCCGCACTCCCATCGCGGGCGATCGCTTCCAGCGCCTGAAACTCCGCAAATGTCGCGGCTGTTTTCACTACGACTTCGAGACCAGGAAATGCCTCGAAATCGAGCGTTTCTGTCTCGGTGATTTCGTAGCCCACGGTGCCACCTCCTGAGGGCTGTTAGCTGAGAACCGTCCGCAGGATGTAGAGCAGCCGGTTCAGCAGCCGGATTCGGATTAGGCCCACGTCGGGTCAGTCCCGGACTGGAGGCTGAAGGTCGCGGCGATGGTCAGTGAGCCATCCGCTCCAAGACTCCAGTTGGTGTCCTCAAGCACACACTCAACCGTCAGGGTCTGGCCTGAGACCGCAATCGCCACGGTCCGCGAGGAGTCGTAGGTGGCAGCGGTTTTGAACACGTCGAAGGTGAGATTGGAACCATCCTCGAAAACAAACGTCGCGTTGAGCTTGAAGTCCGACCGCAGCAGCAGCCGCTTCATGCCCGAGACGTTGATCGAGCTGATGTCCTGGACGCCGCGCGGCGTCTGGAACCCGAGCTGGGTACAATACGCGCTCAGGTCTCGGCCTGTTCCGCCCGAGTCGTCAATCGTGATAGTTGCGCCGATACCGGATTCAACGGCCATTGTGTCCTCCTAGGAGACCCAGAGCGGTGGGGTAACGAGATGGCGCACGAACAACACTGCGAACGTGCATGACGTGAAGGTGCCGGCGGACACCACGCGGACATACCGCCGCACAGTCCCGTTGACAGCCGTCTGGATTCGTTGGGCGCCAATCCCCGTGGCCTGCGTAAATGCCCCGCCAGTGATCGCGCTGAACGCTGAGTTGTTGGCCGAGTCCTCAAGGGAAATCGTGATGTTTGTCCCTGAGAACGCGGTGATCCACAGGTAGGCGGAAAGCCCGAACGCCGTTGAAACCGAGCCGTAGTCCAGCGAACTTCCGTTGGTGGCCGTGGTGTCCGTCCGAAGTCCAGCGGTGAGCATCTCACCCGGTTCGATCGGCGCGGCGTTGCTCAGCCATTGCACCGATGCCAGCAACCCGCCGTCCGCCCCGAGTGCCCAGTCGTAGTTCACCTGCTTCGCCAGCATCGCCAGACCCTTGTCTCCGATAGCTGAGAAAGCCTGTGCCCAGAGCGGCTGCACATCGTTCCGGGTCAACCCCTTCAGTGCGACGTGTTCCTGTGCCGCGGCATCGTTGAAGAAAATGGAGGCGGTCATCTCGCCACTCTTGCGGCCATAGATGCGCTTAGTCCCAGAGACGTTGATCGGGGACACGTCGAGTGGGCTGTTCGCCAGCCGCATAGTCGAGAGCGCCGACACGTCCCCGGAGATGTCGTAGGCTGCGCCAGTCGTGCCGATGAGGAATGCCGAACCGAGGCCTGATTTTGTCGTCATTCCGCAATCGCCTCCGCGTTCAGGTTCCAGGTGTCGAACTCGATGGTCAGGACATCGAAAGGCGCATCGTTCTCGCCGTACCGTTCTTCTTCGATTCGCGGGTACTGGCGGATCTTCAGGTCATCGATGTTTCCGCCCAACTTGGAATCACCCCTTAGAAGCTCCTGTATGCCCCGTAGCGCGTCCCACTGCTCCAACACAAGGTTCTCCCTCGCGCCTTCCAGCGGCCGCGGCTTCCAGAAGCACTTGACCGTCCACGACTCAGCAACCATCGCCTTCCGAAAGGTGTGGTTCCGGTAGACATCAGGCAAAGTAGATTCGCCGTTCAGCCAGAAGATGCAGAGTTTGTCGAACGGTGCGAGCCCCAGCGGTCGGTGCGCGTAGACCTTGGAGAAGTACGTACTCGAATCGTCCGGCCGCGCGTAGCTCTCCAGGTGCGTCCTGATAGCCGAAATAACGTCTGCCCTAGCCATTGAGCAGCCGCGCGATCTCAGCGCCCACGATGGCCTGATAGTCGATTTGCTTAGCTTTGGTCTTCCCCGCCCGGAACATGTACGCACCTTTGCGCTGCGTCTTGACGCCGTTCCGTTTGCCGGTCTCCAGCCACGTCCGAATCTTCGGCCCAGCGTATTCCGCTTTCACCGTGACCCCGTTGGCCTTTGGCCATACGTCGCGGTCAATCGACGCCGCGAACTTCCCCGTCTGCCGCGGAGTCTTCAGTTTGATCGTCGCGGCGATCTGCGTCCCCACTGAGGACAACGACTTCCGGTTGGCAGCCTGAATGGTCTGCTTCGGAGCATTGAACAGCGGCCCTCGGAATGTCACAGCCATCAGATCACGCTCGCTGGGTCGGTGTAGCTGTTCGCGACCATCGCAATTGCCGGCCACATCTCACGGAACGAACCGTCTGAGGGAAGCCCTTGCGCCATCCGCCAGAGATACCGCGCGGCATCCGCCCTCACCGCTCGCTCTACATCCTCGGGATACCGCCGGATGTAGAGTTGCTTCGCTGAATGCGCCGCGGCCGTGGTGCCATTGATGCCCCGCTCCCGGATGGTAATGTCCGTAGCCGAGACTGAGACCACATCCCCGGCGTCTTCGCTCTCGACAACGATGGTGTCACCCACCGATACGAGACTCTCAACACCCTCAGAGCAGGTGAACGTCAGCCCTGTCCCATTAGCCACCGTCGCCGTCACCGCAGCCGAACCAATCAGCGCAACCTTGCGGTCCTCGTAGCCCCAGGTGCCGACGATCTGGACGCTCCTGCGGCCCGCTGGGAACGCCGTGTAATCGCCGTTGGAGTCGATGTCTATCCGGCGATAGGGCGTCCGGTTGTCCGGCCAGAGGTAGTAGTCCGTGGTGGCGAGGGTCTCTTCATACATCCGATCGCCGTCTTCATCGAACTTCAGGGTGGTGATGCTCAAGAGGTCGTTAACCCAGAGTTGGGCACAGCCACGCCCGTCGAAGTACCGGGTCTCAACCGTGGGGTGGAACTGCCGCCCGCCGGTAGCGGTACGGATCTGGCGTGACGCTTCCGCGATGGCGCCCGCAAGCCGCTGATCGTCACCGTTGTACCCGGTGCCGTTCATGTCTGCTCGCAAGTCCAGGACGCGGGCGTAGTTCATGCGGGCACCGCCTCAGCGACCGGCATCAACTGGTACGTGAACTCCTCCGAGGTCTTCACGAACCCATAGCGCCGCAACTCGCCTTCCCAATCGGGATGCGAGTGGTGCATGGGTGTGGCCGTGTCCTCAAACCCAGACTCCGAGATCAGCAACCCACCGGGCTTGAGGATGTGGCGGATGCGTTCTAGGGCGATAGTGGGGTCTTTGATGTGCTCGAAGACGTGCCAGCACGAAACCACGTCGTAGAAGTTGGAGCGCCACACGATCCCATCGCCTGCGAACTCGGCATCGAGGCCGTACTTCTTGGCCCGCCAGTTCGCGAACGTGCGCGTCTCATCATTCGGTTCGTAGCCTGAGACCTTGTAGCCGTTCTCAGCGGCTGTGAGGCCCAGCGTCCCGATGCCAGAGCCGTAGTCGAACCACCGCTTGCCAGTGCCGTCGAGGGTGGACATCACCGGGCACCCACCTGCGATGTGCCAGTTGGCGAGGTCGAGCGCGTAGAGTAGCCCCACATCTCGCCGTCGATACCAGTCCTCTTCGGATTCCCCGCCTCTGGTGTTCCAGAGGTTGAACAATGCTCCGGTGGCCGTCGCCATCATCCGCATCACATCGCCGGGGCGTTCTTCGGCCCATTCCGCGAGGTCGTCAACCAGCGAGTCGATCAGCGGCACCCCGCATTTGCGGTCCCTGCCCTGGACTTCCAACTGGTCCGTGCCCGTGGAGGGCAGCGCGGAGAAGTCCTTGCCGATGTCCCCCACGGTGTAGGGATACAGGCCCATGTGCTGGAGGATGATCGACTGGTCAAACCATGCCTTAAATCCCAACTGGCGAGCGCGTTCCCCGAAGGCCCAATCCTCAGAGAGATAATGGAAACTGCCCGGCTGGTCTTCGATGGTGAAGGGTGAAAACACCGGCCAGAATGGACGGTCGCCGCCCTTCGTGACCTTGTGAATCTGGTGTGTTCCGTCCGCATCTTTGAACACCGCGCCAGGGGCGACCATGGCCTCCAGCACGTCGCGGTGAATGGCCATGAATCCCGTCGCCAGGTATTCCAGTTCGAGCGGGCGGCGCTCCGGGGTCTTCTCGATGCGGAGTTTCGATCCTGAGAATACACGCGAGGAGATGTGCGGGTCTGTGTGGGAACGGGTGACGTACACGCCGCCGTAGATGCTCCGGGTCTCGCGGCACCCCTCGACGATCTTCCAGAAGTCCGCGGCTTCCCAGACCACATCATCGTCAACGATGACCATCACGTCGCAATGCTGAAGTTCAGGCGCTTCGAGGAAGCGGGTAGCCATGAGCGACCGGGTGCGCGAGATCAGGGCGTCGTTCCACATCGGTTCCCAGATGACGGGTTCTTGAGTGGGGTTACTGCAAATTGAGGCGAAGATCGCCGTGGCTGTGCGAACGTCGAGATTTCGCCAAATTGACGCACCAATGAAGACTCCGGGCATTCATTTCCTCCGCGATGGCCTTCCTGCGATTCGGTTGGACTGTTGCTGAGGAACGAGCACTTCCCGCGCCGTCTTGAGTTCGCGCACCTTGCCGGCCACCACTAGCTCGGCTGCGATCTCATCCGGCAATTCGTAACGCTGGCCTGGGAACAGGGCTTTCGTCCCCGTCCCCAGCTTCGCGTCACATTGCGAGAGTGCTTCGACGTGCATCTAGAACAGCACGTGTGAGATGGAGGCGAGTGAGACGTTGGCCTCCGGGGTGAGGACGGCACGGACTACCAGCGGCCCACCGGCATACGGGACATAGGACATCTCGAACGCCGTGCTCTGGTTGGTCTTGTTGGTCACCTGAGCGTTGGAGTACGTGGTGTAGTTCACGTTGCTCCAGTTGCCGTTGGCCGGGTCCGAGGGGAGATCGTTCGTCTGGAGACGAGCTGCCACCGCAGCCGAACCAGTGAGGGCGCCGATGTGCAGGATGAAGTACCCGCCACGATACCCGGTGAGGTCGATCGTGGAGCCGTTCACGTCGGCGTTTGAAGATCCGCCGTTCCGCGAGGCGGGGACAACCGAGGAACCCTGCGTCAGTCCGGTTTGCGGCGAATGGAGGGGAGACATGCGACCCATCGTCGTCTTCCTTTCTTTGGGGGAGGGGCCGGGGTTGCCCCCGGCCTCAGCGCGGGGGATTAGCCCTTCAGAATGCGGAAGGCGTCTGCGAGCGCATACGCCGAGTCGTAGCGTTTGCGGGCTTTGAAAGCCACCTGGTCGGTGTTGAAGTACACCGAGTCATCGCGGTACACCGACATGCCGAGGCGGTCGGTGAAGTAGTACTGCTGGAAGTCACCGATGGCCCCGAGTTCCTCGCCGGAGGAGATGGTCGAGGCATCATCCCAACCAGTGCCGTCGAAGATGACCACCGGCCGACCGAGAAGCTGCGTCCCAGGTGCGCCGGTCAGCAGGTCAGCGAAGTGCATACCCGCCGAGGCCGAACCCACGGAAACGATCAAGCTCATCAGGCTTGAGGTGATGTGCCAGGTCGCGTTGCGGCGCCACTGAGCCGGAAGCTCGAAGTACGCCTTGACGATTTCCAGAGCGGTCGGGGGAGAGGCGAACACGTCCGTGATGTCCGAGATCGCGCCCTGTGGGGAGAGCGTGGTGCGGAGACCACCCGGTTCCGTGGTTCCGTCGCCTTCGATGGCTTGCTGGTCTTCGTAGCGGCCGGCTTCCTCGCCGTAGATCTGCCCCAGCAGAGCCGGGATGTTCACGGCAGTGTCGGAGAGCAGTTCCACCGAAAGGCGGTTGTTCGTGCCCGACTTGCGAATGGTGAACGGAACGTAGCTGAAAGCGGGGTCCGAGTCGGCCTTGCTTTCCTCTTCCGCGATACCGGCCCATGTGACCGTGGTAATCGTCGGCCAGGTGCCACCGTCGCGGGTCGTGGTGAACACGCGCGAGATCGGGCGAGTAACGCCGCCCATCTTGCCGGGGTTGTGGATCACTTCGAACCGCTGGTCCGTGGGGACGGTGTAACCGCCTTCGGAGTCAGTGTCTTCCTGGAGGGCGTTGAGCGCCTTCAGGGCGTCCGGGCGATGCTCGCGGAGCCACGCCTTGCCCTTGCGGAGGTAGAGCGCAAAGGCCTCTTCCTGCTGAGCCTTGACATTCCGCAGTTCCGGGCTGAGACGCTTGAGGATGTCCGGGTGCTGGACAGCCACGGCCTTGCCGCGAATCCAGCCTTCGGAGTTCTCCGTCGCTACCGGGAAAATGTTGTCGCCAATCTTGATGAACTTCGACGGATCGACGTTCGCGGTATCGGCGTTGACCGGCTTGATCTGCGCCGCATCATCCTTGTTGCGAAGATCAGTGGCCATCTGCGCCACTTCCCGCTCAGGAGTGCCCATCGCCTTCTCAGCGTCGGCCACCTTTGCAGCGTTCTCGTAGGTGTGCCGGCGCTTCTCGGCGTCGGCCCAAGCCTTGTCGAAGGCTTCCTTGTCGTCACTGACCCTCCCAGCGGCAGCGACTGCTTCAGACCATTCGTTCTTGAGTTCAGTGAGCGTAGGCATGGATAACCTCCATTTGGGCGGCGGCTACTAGCCGTCGCGCTGCGTCCTGCCAACTGGGGATGGCTGGTTCCTCAACCGTGTTGGTTGGTCCTGGGGTTGCCTGTCCGACAACCGAGTCAGCGAGTCCGGCCACCACAGCCTCTTGATCGCTAAACCACGTCTCAGCACTCATCAGCGCGCGCCAATGAGATGTGCCCTTGCCAGACCGCGCGGCATAAATGCCAGCGATCGAAGTCGTCATCGTGTCGAGTACTTCTGCCGACTTCCGGTGATCCGAAGCGGTGCCAATCGTGAAAGCAGACGCTTCGTGAATCATCATCAGAGAACCGGGGGACATCTCGATGGTGTCACCGGCCTGCGCGATCACAGACGCGATGCTCGCAGCCATTCCCATGACACGGACGTTCACCGTTGCCGGGTGCTGCTTCAGGGCGTTGTAAATCGTGGTTCCGTCGGAGACGAGTCCACCCGGAGAGTTCAGGTAGAGGTTCAGTTGCTTAGCGGTGATCTCGTTGAGCTGCTTCTGAAAGTCCGCCGCACCGACACCGCTACCAAACCCGTCGTCCGGGAAAATGGCGTCGTAGATGTACAGTTCGGCTACATCGGCTTTGTTCTCGAAGCGAAACCAGTCACGCTGAGTAACCCCCGGCCCGATTGGGCGCGAGGTGTTCTGAGAGTTCCAGAGGTTCCTGAGACGTTCTGAAAACAAAGAAGCGTTCCCACGGACGGCTCCGTTGAGGAACGCTTTCGAGGCCCGTATCAGGGCCGAAGTGCGCTAGTGCTATGCGTATGTTCGAATGCGAACGCGCACCATGTCAATAGCCCGCGCCACAGTGTCGAATTTCAGTTTGCAGCGGCGGCAGTATGCACGGATTCTCCCAGGCACCTCGACGGCACAGATAAACCCGTGACATTCAGGACAACGAACATCAATCACGCGCCAGCCTCCCTGAGTATCCCTTCCACCTGACGTTCCCACTGCGCCGCCCCTTCGAGCGGGTTGTTGGGGTTCTTGCCGCCGCCGTCGCTCATCGGCGTAATCGTCCCGCCCATCTCGACAATCACCTGGTTCCCGTTACGGATGTAGAAGTCACCATTGGCCTGCTTCGGAAGCCCAACAGCTTCGAGTGCCTCGTTGATGGTGAACCCTCCCGTAAGCACCAGCCGAACCACTTCCCTGAGCTTCCGCGAGCGGTCCTCTTGCAGTGCCCTAACCTGCGAAAAGTCGTACGTAACGATCGCACCGCGATCGCGTGTGGTAGCGAACTCTGGGAGGAGGTACTTTTGAAACGCCCGCGCCTTTCGCATCGTGTCGGGAACCATCGTCTCAGCCCAGAATTGATGCTCTGCTTCCTCGACACCCAGCGCGTTCCCTTGCATCGCGTAGCGGGCACCAACGATCACTCCTGGGACGCCGAAGACGGAGCAGATGCGCGACTCGGAGTGGAACCTTGTCGAGTCCATTTCCATGTCGCTCTGCTTCAACCCCAGCGGGACATATTCCGATTCGTCCATGTTTAGGACGAGGACGTTGAACCAGTTCTTGAAGCCATTGAACGCCTGCCGGAAACGTCCCTTGATTTCCGTTGTCTGGTCCTGATTCATCTTGCCTTTGACCTTCAAGATTCCCATTGGCACACCGGCATTGCGGAAGAATGCCGATTCGTATGAGGTCATCTCTGAGTCAACGTCCCCTTCGGTCGCGAGGACGGCAATCTTCGACATCCCGTAGAAGTCGTTCATTAGGTTCGGTTCCATGATGTGGATCACGTCCCTACGAAGAAGCCGCGCGCGCTCTTCACCCCCGACGGTGACACAGAACACGTCCTGCTCAACGGTCCGCCCAGGTTCTATCGTCACGTAGTCCGGCCGCAGCAATTCCAGCGAGGTCACCGGGAATCCTTCGAATCCCTTCCGTGGCCCCCGTGCCTTGTGGATGTACACATTGCCGGCGGCTTCGAACTGCGTTGCCAGCAGCTCGGCAAACGCCTGACCGTCCTGGTGCTCGTTCGGGTCTCTCAAGAGATCAAGCATCCGGTGTTGCTTCAGCGGTGCCCCGTCCCTCCGCACAATCATGGGCTCAAGCGCCGCGAAACTGGTGGCCTTCTCCTTGATGCACGAGTAAATCAGGGAGTTCTTGGAGTAGCCGTCTTTGGCGTACTTCAGAGTTGGGTTGGGATTGGACTGGTCACTGCCAATTTGCCAGGTGGGGATGTACTCGGCGGCGTTCTCGGCTCGGGAGAGTTTCATCCGATTGTGCGTCCAGCCCTCGATGAGTTCTTTCATCTCACATCCCTGCCGCGAACATGAAGGTCCGCACTAGGAGACCGAGACACAACGCCGCCACCAGAGCGAAGGCCATAACGATCGGCAGAACAACGAAGCCCTGCAGCAAAGCGCGTATACGCTTCATCAATTCACATTCTAGCGCACAATCCAGCCGCCTGTATCTTCGCGCGGTTCCTGAATCGTCCCGTACACCACATGGCTC